CTCTATATAGAGACACTCTTACCCAGTTCACATAGTCAGATGGCAAGACAAATCTTAATTCATTGTCTACGCTTAATTCTAGAGCCTTAATCTCTTTGAACGCATCATAGTTTAGTTCTTGAATAGCTCGCTTGGCATGAAACAAGACTTGATATCTCTCTGCATTATTTACCAACTCATTGTTGCCAGCATATATTGCCATGAAATTATTTACAATATCAGACAGGCTAGTGTACTGATAAGATCCCCAATTTGTGTTTTCTGCGGGATTGGCTCCGTTTGTGTAATATTGAAACTGAGTTAAATATGCCATATCTTATTTTTCTGATTGAGATTCTTGTGTTAATTCACTATCTGCAAAGCGTACAACATCACCTTCTCTTATTGAAACCCCCGCATACTCTAAAATTCTCATTACTAAATTAGGCTCATCTGTAACTGGCAACTCAAAGTCTTGATAGTCTGCCGCGGACTGATTAAATACAGGCTCACCTGAGCTTAGTGTAGACCATGTCCACTTGGGGTCTAAAGGGTTTCTAATATAGTAAGAGTCTACATTGGTGGCTCCATTAATAGTTGTAGGGTACACCTCTATAATATTACCTCTCTGAACATATACCGGAAAAGCAGTAGTGGGAGCTAATAGGTTTGTTGCTATTAAGCTTCTTATCTTATTCTCTTCTACCTTCTCTATCTCTACGCCTGGTTGTCCCACTCCGACTGTGTTGTACTGAACAACATTTAAAAGATAGTAGTCTGAAGGTAAAGTGTATTTGCTTGTATTAGGGGTGGCTTGAGCTAAGGTTGCTGTCTTAGAAAAAGTAGAGATAACCTCTTCATATCCTTTGCTTATGTCAGGAAGTCCCGTGCCCGATTGACGAGCGTTTTCTTTTACCACCTGATAGTTTAGATTATAAAAATAATCCTCAAAAAGATCCAACTGTGCTTGCTTAGCAAACAAGTTAAAATCTGAGGGGGATATATATCCGTAGTTATTTTTATTTAATACCGATAGTACAGTATTCCTTACTGAGTTTATCATTTTTAAAAGGTTTTAACAAAGATAGACAAAAAAAAGAGGCCTCTTTTGAGGCCTCTAATTCGTAATAATGAGTGCAATACCTTAAGGTAATACAGTCACAGCGATTGAAGTTATAGTCTGACCACTAGGTAGAGCTACTGGTACTACAACATTTGTCCAGCTTGTCTCTGCAGCAACGACTAAAGCGTCATTGATTGCGTCAACCATAGCTGAAGTTGAGCCAACTGTTACCATTTTTAGGTGGTGATTAAGGCTGCTCGCTACATAAATGCGAACCTCAGTTGCAGATATTCTCTCAACAAAGCATCCGTCTCCACAAGGAACATTCTGTGTTCCCTCTCCTGTTACTAAAGAAATATATTTTGCCATCAGTTAAAAATGTTAGATGTTAATAAAGTACAAAGATACTCAAAAAAAAAGACCCCATCTCTGAGGTCTCTCCTTGTGTTTAGGTATTTTATTTCTGCTTTTCTAAAAGCTTAAGTGTTTCAACACCCTCGTCACTCTGCAAATATGAAGCCACAATATAAGTGGCAGACTCCCCAAAAGGAACCGTTAACATTTTTGTTTTGTTATTGGGTAAGTTAAAGTATACGTCTTTGTTTTTATTACGCATCCCTAGCAGTCCATCTTCAAAGAACTTAGCAACCTTACTCTCTAGCTCAAGCATAGGGTCGTTAAGTAAATCTAAAAACTCAAAAGGGTTCTGCTTGGCAAAGACCAACACATCTCTTTTTAACTCTGCGGTAGTCATCTTGTCAACCGAAGAGCCTAAGAGAACACGAGATATATTCTCAAGCATGTCTAGTGTTAAGCTACGAGCTGCAATCAAAGCATCTACCTCCGCGTCAAGGCTCTGAACCTCTTCTTTAGCCTCAGCCTCTTTGTTAACCTCTACAAATATATCACCAAACCCAGGGTGGTAAGATAAAAACTCTTGAAGAACAGGGTTGTCTTTAGGAACATGCAAAAAGCCATCATCAAAGATTATAGGCTCAACAATAGCAGTTCCATCTTGCTCGTCTTCAAAAGGTGATTTTTGGTTTCTAGCATATCGAAGAGGTCGATTGCTAGTCCCATCAAAATACAATAGAGGCTTACGACGAGTGTGTCGTGATGCTAGCATAAATGATAATGGTGGGGTTTTTCTTTTTAGGACATAGTTCATGTCCACGGAATTCTTATTTTTTTTCATTAGATATAATTTAATATGATTTAAAAAAAGGGAGGGTGTTTAAACACCCCCCCGTTGAGTTTATTTATCCTTCAAACAAGAAGAAGTTGTTAGCACCTAAAGTACAAACAGCACGCTCAGAAAGGTAGTTAACCTCCATTGCGTCAAGATCGCTTGTAGCAGCGCCTCCAGCAGAACCTGTGATCCAAGTCTTATATCGACGATCTTCAGTCTCTGAAGCACGATATCTAACGTGAAGGAAAGGACGCTTAGCGTTCTTACCAAGAATTTGGTCATAAACAGTAGTAGATCCAGCAGGAACTAAAAGCCCTGAAATCTTACCAGCATTTAAACCACCACGCATAGTTGGGTCGTTCAAGTATTTCCAGTCAGTCTTATAGAAGTCATAACCACGAGAAAATCCTTTGAAACCTAAGTTTAAAGCCATCTCTTCGTCATTATCAAACAATCCGTAAGAAGTACCACCTGCTCCATAAGCGTTTTGCGCAGCCAACATATCGTCAACGTCAAAACCGAACTGACGGTTTAAGAAAATAACATTCTCTTGGATAGCTCCTTGCTTGTCTAATCTTTCGATCATAGAATCAAAGTCAGCCAATGTAGTTGGATTCCCTCCAGACCAAACATTACCTCTAGCTCCCACAACGTGGAAGATTCCTTCAGAACCTTTGTTACCGAAGTCAGGGTTACTACCAGCGGTTGCTGCACCTGAACCTGCTTCAGCAGGAACGGCCTCAACCATAGCAGTCTCTAGGTAGTCCTCAAAACGTAGACGAGTCTCATGCTCTGACTTCATGTACCATAGGTATCCAGAAGCACCATTCTCAGTAGTTACCTCTACCCATCCAATCTGAGCCATGTCAGAACCAGAAACAGCATACTTGTCCTTGATAATGATAGGAGAGTTATCAAAAATTGAATCGTCAGCCTCTAAAGAATCAGTCATTCCGTTTGTTCCTTTCTTAAATTCAGAACCATAGATAAATACAGTGTACTTATTTCCAGTTGCAGAGTTGGTAATACCGTCTGCATCATAGAAAGCAACAGTAAATGTTCCAGCAGTGTAGTCTACTGCAGTTACAATAGCTTTATGAGTTACTGAACCAACATTAGCTGAAAGCATAACAGTCTGTCCTTTTCTAATAGCGATACCACCCGTATTTGGATTAAGCGTATCGTTAACAGTAAATACTGCAGTATCTGAATTGTTCAATGCAGTAGTTGTACAATCAACGTATTTAGTGTGAAGTCTTCCTTGCTCAGCCCATTTGATAAGGTCAGAGTTAGAAGGCATTTCAGCGCCAACCATTCTCAAGAAAGAAGCTACGGTACGGTTACCGTATCTCTCAAATTCCTTTTCATAAGTATCAGGAAGATACTGATTCAAGAAATTGAAGTTAGTAATATAATTTGTGGCAAGCGCTACGCGCTCGGCACTGGGTTGTAAGTCAAACCCGGGAACTGCATCTACAGCCATAATAATTTATTTTTAATCATTTATTTTTATTTGAACGGATCCTCAAGCCACGACCGGAGTCATTGCTTACGGACTTCACGTTAAACCCACCTTTACTAAGAGTCTGTGGCGCTTGTCTAATGTCCATGTTAATGTTCTTAGACTTTCTAGCTACATTGTCTACAGCGTCCGCCATGCCTTGTTCATAGAAGAACTTAGCTGCGCGTTCTGGGTTCATCGCCATCGCTAGGGCTTTATGGTATCCTTTGGCGTCATCAATAACACCATCTTTATTAACGTACTTTGAAATAAAGTTGTTAAGATCAGATTGAGTCTTTTTGATTTCCGCAGTTTCAGCCGGAGAGTAGACTATATCCCTATCATTAACCTTGAATTCAAAACCTTTGAATTCGTTATTGAAGTATTCGTCAGTCTTCTTTTGAAACCATTCGTACTTTTTAAGTTCATCCTCTTGGGCACTTAAAACCTTCGCTTGATATTCCTTGTAAGCATTGATTTCTTCTTGGTCTTTTGTAGAAGAGACCCCTGGGCTTGACTCAAGAGGGGCTTTGTACTTCTCTTTTTGATCCTCAAAAAAGTTCTTTGCTTTAGCAAGTTCTTTTTTCTTAGCTACCTTCTTACGCCTAATGTCTGACTCTTCATCAATCTCTTTATCATAACCGAACTCTTCTTCGATCATAAAAGAAATGTCATCACCGTCAAGGCCATCTTCTTTGTTGGCATAATATCTCGCTAAGAGAGTATTGTCGTCTAGGTCATCAAAGTCTTCATTTAGTTTCATGAAGTCATTAATGCCTCGACCTGTTTCTTTTTTATACTTTAAATAAGCCGACACATCTTCTGGTAAATCTTCAGCTTGCTCTCTTTCAGAAAACAATTGATCTACAGAGTCAATCTGCTTATCATAGCGGTTTTTAATATATGAAAGAACGTCTTCCTCTTTAAGTGAGGAACTCTCTTTTTCAGCTTCTACAACCGGAGCCTCCTTTGGTGTTTCCTTTGGAGCTTCCTTTATGGTTGCTTCTTCTGTATTCTTTTCTGAGGTCGTTTCTCCTTGAGAAATTTCCTCTTCGTGTTTGGCTAACAATTCGTTTTCAACTTCTTGAACAGACTTTGTTTGAGCCTCACCGACTTCTCTTACTTTTATTTCCATGGATTTAATTTAATTGATACAAAGTTAATAATTATTTATTTCTCTTTTTTCCGCTCGCTTTTTTTTTCTATACGCCCTCATTGCATCTCGTTTGTCCTTTCCTTTTTTCCATGAGCCAGCAGCAAACCTCTCAGCTCTCCTTTCCTTTTTAAACACATAAACCTCTCCAGCCTCTAAGGCTTGCTCGTAGGATTGTGGTCTAGCCTTCTCTTTTCCTTTAAATGTTATAGTGGGACTAGCCGTGTACACAGTCTTTCCTTTTTTGTTTTGCTCAGACCCATAATCCATCAATACAGTTTTTTCTCTGTTGGATTTATTTCTGTCTAAATTTCTAAGGTGTCTTTTGCGTCTCTTTTTTATTGGTTCAGGCATGTTATCTAGGGTTAAACTCCGCTAGGTCAAAGCCATCTAAGGAGTCTTCATTAGACTCAAACTTTATAGGAGGAAGGTTGTTTTTTCTTTGATTTATAAGCTTTGATTGCTCAGAGTTTTGTTGACTTATACGTTCAGATTTTGCATCCTCCTTTGATTTTTCTCTTTCATTAAGTGAAAGTTGAGATAGTCCTTGAATTTGCATTTGATACTGAAACTCAGTTGACATTAACTCTTTCTTAAGCATGGCCTCATTCTTTAACTTTTCTATCTCAAATGCCACATCTGCTTGTCTATATTGCATCTTAGACTGAGTTTCAGCTTGAATTTTTTGCATAGCAATTTGAGCTGCCATTTGTTGTGATTGCGAATTTATTTGAGCCTGAGTCTGTTGCTTAATCATCTCTTGCTGTTGTTTTTGAGCTTCTTTTTGAGTTCTTTTAACTTTTAATAATTGATTTGCAACTTTAATGTTTTTGATTTCTCTAATGTCAATAGCATCCTCTAAGCCAATAGCATCTCTAGATAGAGCCATTTGAATGTTTGCTTCAAGCTGAGCTTTCTGTTCTTCATCTGGAGACATTTCTATAAAAATTCCAAAGTCATATATATATAAGTCTTTTATTTGATTTAAAAGACGAACATTATACTTGCCTATTTGCATAGCAAACTCTTCTTTAAAATCAGCATATTGCATAATATCTGCAACCCTACATGATAATGATTCAGCCAAAGTTCTAGTTATATATAAACTGCTATCTAATATATGTCTAGTTGCCGTGTTTGAATTTAAAGCAGCTAGCTTTTGAACACCAACCAAAGCATTAGGGTCTGGTGTTGATCCATCTCTAACTTCATTTAAACCTGTGACAGATCTAATCATTCCCATATAATGATTGTAGTTTCCAATCAAGGCAGACATTTTAGACTGACCAGAGTTAGATGTTAATTGCTGAATAGGAACTCTAGCGTTATTAAAATCACCGTCTTGTGTATAACTTCGACCTACAACGCTACCCGTTTGAAAGTATAAGCGAAGTGCGTCTTCAGGGTTGTAGGCAGCGCCAGTTCCTAAGTCTACTTCATTAAGACCATCTGCATCAATAAAGACACCATCGGGTACTATCTTAGAGATTACTTGTTGCATCTTTAAATGAGTGACTTGAATTAAATCTGCAAAAGGAATCATTCTTCTAACCAAGGACTCTATATTGCCTTTGTACATTCTAGGGGCACTAGCCACATAGTTTGGCATTGCGTACTGAGAAGCAGACTGAGGTCGAACCATGTTTTCCATCATTTGCCATTTAAGCATAATGTTGGTTCCCATAACCATGACACCTTCATACCAAACATCAATGGTCTTTTCAACTTTAGTAAAGTTTCCCTCTTCCATCATCTCTTCTGGAGGGTTAAAGGTGTCATCCTTTTCTATTACTCTTGAATTTCCGTTGTCTATGTCTTTCTTTTTATATACAAACTTATTTGTAGTCTTATAATTAAAGTACATAAGGGTAGCAGAATCTCTGCTAAAAATGTCATTTTGATACTGCTCTGCTACATTAAAGTAATCATACCAGCTCTGACTATATTTTGATATTGTCTCTAAATCTTCGTTAGTAAGACTAGGATCAATTTTAATAAGCTCAGTAATTGGTAAAGTTTTAATTTCACCCCAATAAAAACAATCTTTAAACTCTGGATCCTCAGTATAACTATACACTACATTAGCTGGGTCTACATAACTTACTTTAACCCCATCACCTGCTAAAAACTCTTGCTTAGTGATTCCAATACCGATTGTTGTCAAGTCATAGTCTACTCTTTTACGAATATCAGAGTAATGATTTTCTTCTAGTAAGGTGTTAATTGCTTGCTCTTCGGCAATTTCAATAGCTGGTTTATAGTTTAATTGCATATATAATGCAAGCTCCTCATCATCGTTGGGAAGTTTTGCGGGATCCACTGTGAATGGATCAATGTCAAATGTTTCAGACATAACAGACAGAACTTCTTTAGAAACCATTTCTGTTTCTATGTTTTCTTGAAATTTATTTCTATTTTCCGCAGATAAAGCATCTTGAGCATACGCCTTTACTTCAAACTGACGGTCTTGCATTCCGTTTACGACAATGTCAACAAACTTTGGAAGTATAGGAACGGGTGTCCAGTCTAAGTTTAAATAGCTTAAATCTCCATCAACAGATAGCTCATTTTTGTATTTTGCAACGGACTGCTCGCCTCTCGCGTAGAGTCTTAAACGATTAAAATCACGCCATTGACCGTAGTATCTACAAGACCCACTGTCTCTTTTAAACCACTCATACTGAATGGATTGACCTATTTTAAGTCCAAATTCTTGAGTAGCTTTCTCCGCATCAGAAACAAACTGACTTGGGAAACCTGAAGGTGAAATGTCAATACTTACCTCTTTCATTTACTGTAATAGTTCGCTGAACGAGCCACGGTTATTATATCTAGCAAAGTTAACGCTTATTTTTGATTGCTTTTGCTCAGGTAGATACATGTGTTTTTGATTAGCCATACAAGCTAAACCAGAGCTTATAGTGGCATCAAATTTCGTTCTATTGTTAATATCAAATCTTGCCCAGTCTTCTAAAGTGCGAACAAAAGGCATAGATCCCATGTCGCCACTTTCTCTATATGTTCCCTCCATATCTACACCAACATACTTCTCTATATAAGACTCTACTGCAGAGGCGTGAGACTGCTTTACATCCTCAGAGCTATTAGGTATACCACCTAGTTCTTTTTCTGTCTTAGAGAGTTTATTATAATGCTTATCGGGTCTGTTTAAACTAAAGCCCCTATACCCTCTGTTTTTAAAATGATACAAGAGTCTAGGCTTATTGTTTTCGGCAAGAACAGGCATCCCATAAAAGACACAAGCCATTAGAACCTCCTCAAAGAATATCTCTGCCGTTTGAGGTCTAGCAACATACTCTAAGAAAAACTCATTACTAGGTGCATCATCCATATTAAACTTAGTCATTCCGTGGAGAGCTCCATTAGACCCTCCTCCACCAACAACACCAGATATATCATATGAGTCGCAACCAAAAGAACCTATATGTTCATTCCCTGGTAAAAACTTTCCATTAACCTTTCTTATCTTGTTTTGAAGATGACGAGGGGGCAACCAAGAAACTTTAAACCTTCCGTTTTTATCTGGAGACCATACCACCTCAGAGTCTTTCTCTCCATTTTTCCAATGAAAAGATCCGCGAGTAACAAAGTGTTCAGTAATTAAGCTATCATTATAGTCTATCTGTTGATATATCTTAGTAAGATTAAATATTGACGCTTTACTCTCATCACGAAACGCATGAGATTCTGTCCTAGGAAACTGCCTATAAAATTCATTTAAAGCATCTGCATCAGACTTTAATGATTGAACTTCGTTTTCCCAATAGTCAATAGCTCCCATAGATATAATACCTCCATCTATTCCTTTGATGGGTTTAGTAGGCTTAGTCAAAACGGGCATTCCATATCTATCAATATATCCTTCAAAGTTCCACTCCATAGGAATAAACAAAGAGTATAAACCACTTTTTGTTTGACCATTAGGGTTTCTTTTGCTTAAATCAGAGTCGTAGTATAGTTTTTTAAAGTTATCACCACCTTTATCTAAAGCATTAGATGTTGAACCCATCATACACTTACCGATAATTTTAGATCCTAGCCTTAAACAAGTCTTAGTTACTCGCCAGTTATTTAAAATATTATCAGGTCGCATCCACTTACCTGACTCGTCATGAATTAAGAGTTGTAACTTTTCTCCATCATAGCTATTGTCTGAGGTGTTTCTCCAGTCTATTGTGGTATCTAAGCCTTCTACATCATCAGATTCGGTAGTGGTCATATTCTTCTTTGTAATCTTAGACGCGGGAACTCTGTACGCAAGCTCTGTTTTAGGCTTGTCCATTCCATCCATAATAGGACGAAAGAAGAAAGGTAAGTTGCTATTTATAGGAACAACCTTATCGGTAAACATTTTTTTCGCATCACCACCCGTCTTAGAAAGCATTCCAACTCTTGCATCTTTCGCTACGGTAGCTATGTTTACGGTCTCTGATGAACCCATAAAAGAAAAACCAGATCGTCTTATCTTTAGATAACACATACCAAAAGAACGAACATCAGCCTTACAAGCCTCCCAGAATATAAAAAATATTCTATTGGCCTCTCGAAAGTCTGGCAACCCTACATCAATCTTTGTCCATTGTAAATACATATAATGAGAGCCAGTCATATATGTTGGAACACCATTATTCATAAACCAAAAACCATCATCCCTATGGTCAAACTCAGCCTCAATGGAGTCCACCCACCTATCTTTAAACGATGCGGGCATGTCATTCCAAGAAAATATTGATTTTATCTTTGAAAGCTCTTTGGGATAATGGAAAGGCTCCCAATACTGGTCTTCTATTTTTTTACTTCTAGTATATACTTTTTTAGGCTGAAGAGGTAGACCAATGTATAGGCCATTAATATTGTATATTTCGCCTAGTGTTCCATCTTTAGATATGATAACCAAATCATACTTTTCATCATAGCCATACTTCCAAGATTTAGCTTTGTTCTTTGTAGACAAAACACTCTTTGGTATAACATCATATGCTATAATATATATTTTATTTTGCTCGTTGCTCTGCAAACCCTCCTTTAGATTTTGTTTTTTCGACAGGTGCATTTAACGCTTGCCTCTCTGCGTCTATACGTGAGAGTATTTCAAAAGCATCAAATATCGCAAGCTTCTTTGTTGCGGCTGCATTTTTTAATCTATCCGCAGCAAGCTCATCATCCTTGTCGTATTTAATAATATCTTCTTGAGCCACCTTAACCAACTGACGAACAGCCTTTTCTCCGGCATCAATAATCTGTAATTTAATTTGAGTTATGTCCATTAAAGCAATATACAAATGTTTTCACTATTTACTCTGTAAAGCTTTTCACCTTCTATAGTAAACTCATACTCACTATCTGGAGTATAAGCGATTTCATCTCCTTGCTTTAATCCTAGACCCAAAAGTTTATTTGTTATATATCTAATTTTACCCACAAGAGGCTCCTCTTCAGTAAACTTATTTAAGTAATAATCTTTGGTATCGGAAGGTTTTATAAAACAATACTTACCCGTAGTGTTCCAATCGACTCCATTGTGATATAAAAAAAACTGATTAAAATCAACAAAGAAGATGTCATCCTTCCAAAAGTTATGACTACTCCTTTCACGACCCCTCATGTCATTATAATACTTAAAGACATTATGATGAACCACAAGGGTGTGTCCTTTTTTTATGTCTCCCTTGTATCCAATGGGAACCTCTATAACTTCAGCAAATCTGTTAGATACCTTATGATCTTCTTTGGAAGAGCTAGTGATAAAGTCTATATCACCAATCTTTTTTATGTTATCGTACCTTCTCCCCTTTACTGGCTTTATAATAAAAGAGTGAGGCGATTTCATGAACCACAGTTTTCGCAATCGGGATCATCAATTCTACATGTTTCAGAAACTTCTTTTTCTTCTAGTTCCTCTACCCAATTATCAAAATTATCTGCCATGGCTCTGTTAAAAATTAATGTTATACTCTATAGAAAAAGGCATGTTTGCATTGAACTGCTTCCAAAGAACCACTTCATTATTGCTCTCTACCCATATTTTTATGTCTCCACTAGACTTATCTTGTTGTATTAAATGGATTTTATGAGACCCACCAAGGACGTCTTGCTCCACAATGTAGTGCATAGCGCCTGACTTATAGTCGGATCCGACAGATAGTTTTCTAATATCCATTAAACTTTTTGTTATTATCCTGGAATATACCCAGCGAATACGTATTCAGTTCCTCCGATGTTTACCTTAAGCCACGCGTCGGGCTCGGATAAATATCTAGTCGAGCTCTTGCCACTTCCCACAATAGGTATAGTAGGTTGAGCGGAAGGATCAACAGCGCTTCCATCGGCAGGCTGGGTTCCTGCGCTGTTAACACGCAATGTGCCCGCAACAACAACAGGGCCCGTTAATGTAGTATTGCCTGTGACCGAAAGATTACCCGTTAAGGTCATGTTGGACGTTGCAACATTACCTTGGCTTAAAACATTTTGAAGAGTATACGCGGCGGCAAGATTAGCTACACTAAGAGCCGTAAAGTTCTTAGTTATGTTGGTGTTCTCAACGTCTGTGCCTATAATTATATCGTTGGACGTTGGAACTGTTATTGTATACGTGCTAATTTTTGCCATGCTAGGTATTATAAATAATTTTACTCTTTCTCCTCTTCAGGAATTAACTCATAAGATCCGTCTTTCAAGTCAATATTGACTTTTCCGTACTTCTCTTCTAATTCTTTTTTTACAACTTCCATCTGCTCAGACTCTTTAGCAAACAATGCTACTAAATCAGCTTTGCGAAGTTCTCCAGCTCCTATTTCTCCTTGAATTTGAAGCATTTTAGAGTTAAGCTCTGTAACTTGAGCTAGCTCTTCTTGTGTGATTTTACCTTCTTGCGACATTGAATTTTATTTTATTAATTAAACAAGGGCATAAAGATACAAACTATTTACTTATTCTCCTTCAGCTGGTGGTACAGGATCTCCAATAATAAGTGTTACTGAGGTTGGTGTAATCTCTAAATCTATTTGAGATTGTATGTTAGCTTCTAAAGCTGTAACCTGGTCTGCACCCATAGCTGCTTTAGTCCAAGCTACTACATCAGCGTTAGTAAGATCAGCAAAAGGTGTAAAGTCAGTGATATCATCTGTACTTATTGTCTGTGTGCCAATGCTTGATGCTGTGTAAAAATTTCCTTCAGAATCTTTTTGATCTGAAGTTCCTGTTACTATCCAATGCACGTTATAAACTACATCTGTGTAGCTTTGGTCAGTAGGGTAACAATCTACTGTTCTGC